CAGCGCCTGCTTTGTACGCTCGCAACGATCCATGTCCACCCGGATACCCCGGAAGGTCATGTCAATTAGGCAGGGCGTGAGCCGCGTTTCAAGATCCCAGACCGTGTTGAGGTCTTGCTTGGCGATCTCTAGCTTGAAAAACTTATACAAATCAAAAGCTAACCGGGCGTCCATCTCGGCGTATGGCCCGACAAACTGGCTTGGCAGCTTCCAAAGCTCGGCTTTTGGATCGACGCCAAAGTCTACCGCTGCCTGGGTCAGGAGCTTTTCTGACTTCGCCTCGCCCAGATAGTCGTAAGACAGCGCGTTAAGACTATAGCTGTAGCGATTCTCGTCCAGTAGCGCCGCCATAATCATGGTGTCGATAATCGGGCCATTGACCGGGATGTCTAAAGCTTTGAGCCAGCCCAGGTCGTACGGGGCGTTGTGCATAATCTTGGGACAACCTGTGGATAACTGCTTCTTCAGCCAGCGTAGCACCACGTTCTTGTCTAGGTTGCCACCGCCCAGGTGGGCAATGGGATAGTAGGCTTCCCAACCTTCGGTAGCGACGGCGATGCCAACGACGTCACCGTCTTTGCGAGGCCATCCGGGCCCGTACTCTTTCAAGTGTGGATCGCGTGTTTCCAGGTCTATGGCGATCTCTTTCGCACCCGTCAGGTCTTTCAGTTCAAACGGTGCCGTCCATTCCGCGTTTGGGGTAAACAGCGGAAACTGCAAGCGCGTTTCTTTTTGCATCAGTCACTCCGGGGATCTTCATAAGTGAAGCGCAGATACCAGACGGCTTTTTTTAGATCTTCTTCTGCATCAAACTTCTTGCCTGCCCGCCAGTTATACTTAAACGCAGCAAGGCGGCAATAAGTGTTGACGGCGTCACGCCCGAAGGCAGCCACCATCGCATCAATACATTCGATCTCGGAGTCGGCGTAATGCGGCGGCGAGTTGACCATGTCCAGGGACATGCCTGCCGTGCCGTTTGGAATGTCTTTGTAAAAGACTTTTTCTTTTTGGTTGCCGTTCATAACTTCAAAGTATTCGTCACTCAAAGTTGGTAACTCCGGTAAAAATTTTCTGGCAGGACAGTGAACAGGTTCTTCTTTGTGCGGGTGACCGCAACGTAGAACACGCGATGCATACTGTCTGGATCTGCGTCCATTGATCGCTCTGCAGCGACCGTGAGATCCGTAAACAGCACCACGTTATCTGCTTCACCGCCCTTTGCGCCGTGGATTGTTGAAAGTTTGATACGGGGAGACGCTGTGAGGTCTTCGCCTCGGCGCACCAGTGCATTCACGTACGCGACGTCAACACCCGGTACTTTATCCAGCGCCTCGTTCCACGCCATGTCGAGCGTTGCCAACAACCCGTTGTTGTCTCGCAACTCTTCAAACGTGAACGTATCTTCTTCTTCCCCAAGAATTTTTTTGTAACCGCGTGCGATGCGCACGCCGTTGCCTGTCATGTAACTGTACAGCACCTTTGCCAAATCGTATGTGATCGGCTGGCCGCGCTGCAAGGTCCGCCATGCTTCAAGAGCTTCGCGGATCTTCAGCCGTAAGCTTTGTCTACCCTGCATTTCAAAGAAGTAGCCCTGGCTTTTCAGATGGTCGCGCACCGGGTTTAGAAAGTACGCCGCCTGGGACAAAAAGAGCCAAGAGCCGTGATCCATGTCCAGTTCTGCAAAGGTCGAGATGTTTTGTATGCGGCCTTCTTCTGTCTTCGGCAGATACGACTTTGGGAACCGGTTACGGATGCGCCGTGAGATCCGGTCAGCCACTTCGTGTACTAGGCGTGGAATGCGGAAGCTTTGCTCTAACACCTCGCTGCCGCCTGGTAGATTGATGAAATGCTCCACGTCGGCCCCAGACCACTTGTAGATCGCCTGGTCGTCGTCGCCTGCGCAGTACATACGCTCAGACTTTGCATCGATGGCGTGCGCAATGTCCCACTGAAGCGGGCTAAGATCCTGTGCTTCGTCCAGCATCGACAGCTTGAACGAAGGGCACGTCTCATGGGCAGACCGTGCGAATAGCTCAAGCATATCTGTGTAGTCGTAGACGCCAAACTCTTTCTTGTACTGGGCCAAGGCCCGTGCTGCGTAGTCCACTTCAAGCCATGTGTACTCAAGATCGCTGGCGTTGTATTCGGTCTGTAGCTCTGACTTCTTGAGCCGGGACAGGGTGATCAATCGCAAGATCGGTGACTCTTTGCGCAGACTGTTGCTCAGATCTTCTTCGACCTCGTACCTGGGTACGTCTCCGCTGACCAAGGCAATCCCAATCTTACGCTCGACTTCACGGTAATGCTGTGCAGTCATCAACTGCTCAGACTTCAGCCCGGTCAGGTGAAAAGCTAGACTGTGAATGGTTCTGAAAAACGGTAAGTCGTTCTTCGGATCAAGGTCAAAGCGTGCTGCGGCACGTTCCTTTGCTTCGGTGGCGGCCTTACGTGTAAACGCAAAGAACGCGATCTGTGTGGGCGGTACACCATCAGCCAAAGCTTTATCGACCAAGTTCAGCAACGTGGTCGTCTTGCCGGTTCCAGGTGGGCCGAAGATGCGTTGCACTAACTGACCCGCCAGAGTCTGATCAAGACCTTGTCGTCGGTGGAGTCTTTGTGGTTCTTGCGTTGCACAACACGGTAGCCAGCATCGACCATTGCTTTGCGCAAAGCATTGCACTCTTTGCCTTCCTCGACTTCGATGCTATCGCCTACTTCCATGTCTCTCACCAGGTCAACCCAACGGCCCCAGCCTGCTTTGGATGGAATATCTAGTCCTTTTTCGATCTTCAAAACGGAACCTCTTCATCTGCCGTGAACCGTGGGTCACGTATGACCGCCTTTGTAACTTTATGCGCTGGGATCTTCCACAGGCGCACGACCTTGCCTTGAATGCGTAGCTGGGTGGCTTCGCCGTTGATGTCCCGTAAACGCTGTGCAATCTGGTGAGTCTTGAAATGCTTGAAGTTGGCCTTGAGCAAGTGACCTTCCAGATCTTTGAGCCTGAAATAGGTTTCGTTCTTGTCGTCATCTGTCCAAGGTCGCTTGAGCAGGATCTGTTCTTTCTCTTCAGCCGCTTGGTGTCCAGTACAAAACTCTTCCAAGTGCTCGTTGAATATACCGTTGACACTGACGTCCTCTGATACTTCGATGATTGACCCGTCTGTCTCTTGCATCTCGGTCAACAAGGCGTTGATGCGTGTCTCCCACATATCTTTCTTCATTGTGCGTGGGTAGAAGTTAAGCTGCTCGACGCACGCCCGCTGAAACGCTATCTGATTTAACAGATCGTCTGTGCCCATTTCCAGTGGCTTGCCCTCGACGTCCAAGAACCAAACTGGGGGCACGGAGTTGTACTTGCGTAGGTTGGCGATCTGCACGCCTGATACCACGGCCTCAATCCCAAACTTGCGCGTCATGCACAGTTCTTTGTTGCAGACCGAGTTGATGGGGGCGTCTTTGCACTTGTAAGCGTAATCTTTGCGCTGTAGCTGCTTGGCAACGGCGTTGACCTCGCCTAAAGGCAGGGGCGGGTGGATAAACTGCATATTGTGCGTCAGGATCTCCGACTCCCAAGTGTCCGGGTATGCTTTGCGTAAATATACGCCGACGTTAAACAAGCCATTGTTGCGTGCGCCCTCACCAATCCCGTCTTTGCACAGCGCTTGCAGACAAGGCGGGCCGTCCTGAATGGGCAGGCTACTGTCTTGCTCGACGATCAACGCGAGCGCCTGCTCTCTGGTCTGCACGTTGTCGGCCACCAGATCGAAAAACTCTTCGAGGGTTGCGGCTGTACTGTCTGGCTTGAAGGCGTAGCGCAGACTGTTTTCATGGTCGAAGTACGGCATATTCAAAAAGTTGCCGACGTCGCCACGGTCAAGGTTCAATGCGATCTGTTTTGGGAAGATCTCGCTACCTCCATAGCCCAGACCGACAGAGAGGCGCGTTAAGACCTCTTGCATGTCTTTGGCGGGTATGAAGTCGGTTGTAAACAAAAAGACGTGAGCGCCGCCAGATTTGCTTCTACAGACCACTAGCGGCAGCTTCAGATTTGTAAGCTTGTTGATCAGTGCGGTGTGGTCGAAGTTGTACTCGTCAATATCAATACAACCCCAGCGGCACATATTGTCTTCGTTAATCGGGATGATCCCGACAGACTGTGTGCCATCAAGATGGGCTTGCCACGTTTCTTCAGTCCGTTCTTCACGGACGATCATCGCTTTGCCGGTGGCTTTACCTTTGCTGTTGCGATCTTCGATCTTGAACGTCCCATAAGCGAGCCGTAATCCATCGAAAATCGTCGAAAACTTATCTATCATCAACTTGTCCAAGGTCCCGGTTGGCCCTGCGGCTGAAGACGATATGCAGGGCCTGAAGACACCGGGTTGCCTATGCGGTTAGAAGGGTTCAGCCCCTTCCGGTTCTTGAGTGTCAGCGGTGTGCTTGACCGA